CACGGCACACGGGATTACCCTTACCAAAGCAGATCAAGTTGTGTGGTGGGGTCCTGTATCATCTACAGAAATTTATATGCAGGCCAACTCAAGAGCGCACCGAGCAGGGCAGACCAACAAAGTCACCGTGACTCACTTGCAAGGAAGTCCTGTTGAACGCAGGATGTACGCTCTACTGCAAGGCAAGATCGATATGCATTTAAGTTTAGTTGATCTGTACAAACAAGAAATTGCTTGACATTGAAAACTTTACTGTGTATAATTGATACCGTCATCTAATATTAGATGGCATTTTGTTCAACGTAAGTCAAAGGAAGTTTATGGATGCCAATCAATTGGTGAAAGTGTACATAAAGATACGCGACGCCAAAGAAATAAAAAAGAAAGAAATGGAAACTGCAATTGCCGAGCTTGATGCACAACTGGAAACAGTAGAGCAAGAGCTTTTAGAAATTTGCAAAGCCACTGGACAAAACGGTGGCAAGACCGACTACGGATCGTTCACACGATCAGTGAAAACTAGATACTGGCCGTCCGACTGGGATAGTGTGTATCAGTTTATCCGAGAGCATGACGTGCCACAATTGCTGGAGCGTCGAATCCATCAGGGTAACTTCAAAGAATTCTTAGAGGTCAACCCTGACAAATTGCCTACGGGCATGAACGTTGAGTCGAAGTACAGCATCACTGTACGTCGTGCGTAATCTAACTTAAAGGAAATCTAAATGAGTAATCTATCTCTATTCAAATCTGGTTCATCTGTTATCCCTGATTATTTGCGTGAGGCATCTGATGCCACAACCCGAGATATTGCAGGCAGTTCTGGCGGTAAACAAATCTCCATCAAAGGTGGTGTGTGGCGCATGATTGTAGGCGGTGAAGAAGTTGCAAAGAACGAAGATCGTTCCATGAACTTTGTGGTGATCGCAAGTGGCAAGGGAGTCACACGAACCTTTTATGCAGAGAAGTACGAAGAAGGCAAGGACATCAAGCCTGCTTGTTGGTCAGCCGAAGGCGATAAGCCCAACCCCGAAGTCACCAACCCCCAACACCCTACATGCGCAGGTTGCCCACAGAACATTGAAGGCTCTGGCGAAGGCAAGTCACGTGCATGCCGTTACAGCAAGCGTTTAGCAGTTGCGCTTGAGAATGACATCAACGGAAACATTTATCGTTTGTCTGTACCTGCCAAGTCTTTCTTTGGTCGTGCAGAAGGCGACAAGATGCCTCTCCAAGCTTACGGCAAGTTCTTATCAGGACACGGCATTCCAATCACAGGTATTGTGACTGAGGCTCGTTTTGATACTGCTGAGGCTGTACCTGTTCTCAAGTTCCGTGCAGTGCGTCCTTTGACCCAAGACGAATGGGAAACCGCAAAGGCACAAAGCGTAACGGACGAAGCCAAGCAAGCCGTTGAGTTCAAGATGGTTCCATCCAAAGAGTTAACACCTGCGTTACCTGCAGCTTTTGCTGAAGGCACACCTGCCGTAGCTACACCTGAACCCACTAAGCGCACCAAGAAGTCTGAGGCATCTGCCCCAGTACCCAAAGATGTTGCTGCCGTTCTAGCCGATTGGGGTACGGACGACGATGAGTAATACAACAAGAGGGTATTCAACTCTTTTTGTTCGTAAGGTGAATGAGGCAAACCAAGATGACGTCGTTATCCAGTTTGCCCAAGCATGCATCAAAAGGGAGCTGCCGATCATATCGGTGGCTTCCGCCATGGGTGTATCAAGGGCTACTGTTTATAACTGGTTCACAGGAAAGTTTTATCCACACAAGAAACATCAAGAGATCATGCATAAACTTATGTCTCGTTGGCGTACCTAGTGAGGTTTTGTGAGTACTTTTCTCGACACTGTGCTCCCCACGCAGGGAGTTTATTGTGCAGTCGGGATCAAGAATAAGACAGTAAAGCAATCGTTTCATCAGGCCATTGCCTCCATCGATTCAGTTGGACAAGGACTTGATGCCAAAGGTGTTGATGCATATTTTGCATTAGCAAGTTTTACTGACCCCGCTCTTGGACGGACTGCAGACAACGTAGCGTTTTTACGCTCATTCTTTTTGGATTTGGATTGCGGTACAGGTAAGCCCTACGCAGATCAACCGCAAGCGATAGCTGCTGTAGAGCAGTTCACGCAGGACACAGGTTTGCCTGCGCCTACTTTGGTAAGCTCGGGAGGCGGTGTACACGTATACTGGCCGCTCACGCAAGATGTTACGCCTGACGTATGGTTACCCCATGCCAAAGCATTGAAACAATTGTGCAGAGATCATGGCTTGTTTGCAGACAATGCGGTGACCGCAGATGCGGCTCGTATCCTGCGTATACCTGACACCAACAATTACAAGCAAGCGACACCAAGACTTGTAGAAGTCATGGACATGTCCGAGGCATACGACCTTGAAAACATCGTATCTTGTTTCCCAGTTGTAGCTCCGTTGATTGACTTGAGTGCCGCCAAACAATTTGGCATGGACGAGACAAGCAAGGAACTTGCAGGGGGCGATTACCCTAAGTGTTCGTTCAACCGATTGATGCGCAGGAGCGTTAAAGGTGTTGGATGTGCGCAGATGGCGCATGCTTTGGCTAACGTGGCTACGCTTGAAGAACCTTTGTGGCGTGCGGTATTGTCGATTGCCTCAAGATGTGAAGAGGGCGCAACTGCAATCCATAAGATCTCTATGGGACACCCAGGTTATAACGCAGCAGACACGGAAAAGAAAGCTGCAGAAACCAAAGGCCCATATACCTGTGAGTGGTACAGGGATAACAACCCATCCCAATGCCAAGGTTGCACGCACAACATCACAAGCCCAATCATCATTGGCAAGATTGTGGAAGAGGCCACGGAGCCTGAAGCAATTGAGCCTGAAGTTAAAGCCCCTGCAACGATAGCGTTTGAGGGAGCCCAAGAAGTTGTTAACGGAGTTATTGTTGAGATACCGCCCTATGTATTCCCATACTTCAGAGGCGCAGGCGGTGGTGTATACCGCAGGGATCGTATCGGGGAAGACGAGAAAGATGTTGAAATTTATTCAAGAGACATCTATGTAACAGGTAGATTCTACGACTCCAATGAGCATGGGGACGGAGAAGGAGAAATGGTTGGCATTAACTTGCACATGCCATTAGACGGGGTAAGACGGTTTCATGCACGGGTTTCAGATTTATTTTCTAAAGAATCCATGCGAGAGATCCTGATTACAAATGGAGTAGTTGCTTACGGAAAACAATTGGATTTACTCATGGGATATTTTGCAAACAGTATTCGTAAATTGCAGACTCAAGTTTCTGCAAACAAGACCCGTAGTCAAATGGGTTGGACACCTGACTTGCTAGGATTTGTTGTGGGGGATTTGGAGTACACCGCAAGCGGAGTCAAGTTAGCTCCCCCTGCAAGCGGAACTCGGCAGTTAGCGCCATCATTCAAGCCCAAAGGCAATCTGAATGACTGGAAACAAATGGCTAACTTTTACAATCGTGAAGGCATGGAGCCGCATGCATTGGCCTTGTTCTTTGGGTTTGGTTCCCCTTTACTAAAACTTCTAAACAATGAGGCGGTTAAAGGCGCCTTGATTCACCTGAAATCAAATGCATCAGGGTCAGGCAAAACCACAGCCCAAATGTTAGTCAACTCAATATTCGGTCATCCCACTGCTTTGTTGATGACTCAAGAAGATACGTATAACTCCAAGATGCACATGCTTGGCATGCTGAATAGCATTGCGCTAACGATTGATGAGATTACAAACGCACCCGATGACGAGCTATCCAACACTGCTTATGGCGCAACCAAAGGACGAGCCAAGCACCGCATGGGGGCAAAAGCAAATGAGTTGCGTACAAACAATACAACATGGTGCGGATTTACCATTACATCTTCAAATGCATCCTTGATTGATAAACTTGCAACTCTCAAGAGCACGGCTGATGGAGAGCTACGCAGGGTAGTCGAGATGGAAGTGTCTAGGATTGAAGGCATACCAAAGGCAGAAGTGGATGCCGTGTTCTCTAAGTTAGCAGATAACTATGGCATAGCAGGGCCTGTG